CACTCCCGGTTCCTCCTGTGTCACGGCGCGGGATCGCGCGCCAGGTCCGCCAGCCTGCGGGCGAGCCACGCGGCCACGTCCTTGGGCACGGGCGTTCCTGCCTTGCTGGTCCAGTTGGCAACGGTGGTGCGGGGCCTGCCCGATAGCCGGGCGTAGCTGCTGGAAGACAGGCCCAGCGATTTCAAAGCTGCGCGGAACTCCGTGGGGGTCATGGCGCGCCCTCCGGGGGGATTGCTGGGGCGTAGTATCTCGGTTGGCAATGCAGCGGCACGCCCGCCCAACCCCACGTTTTCGACCATGCTGCGATAATCAGCCCGTCGCGTGTCTGTAGCCAATGCCATCTGTAGTGCTGGTATTTCTTGGGAGGCGGGGCGCTCATCGCGCCCATTCCTCCACAAGATGCTTGCCGTTGCCCACGCCCACAACCGAAACGGTGCGGTCCTCCATCGCGCGAAAGTCGGCAACAAGGTTGCCCGCACGCCCGGAGCGGACCAGCGCAGGCCCGCGCTGCTGAGCGTGCTTCACCGCGCAGTTCGCGGCATCAGCGAAGGTGGCGAACCGAGCCGAGGTGCCGTCGATGGTGAACATTTAGTCCTCCGTGGGTTTGTGTTCCGATAACCAAACCCTACCCCGTCCGTTCGCTGGTGACTAGTGCGTGGTTGACGTGGCAGGTATGCGTTGTGTAGTCACAAAACGACTAGACACACAACCACCCCGGCGGTAGGTTTGGGCATCGGACAACGAGAGACAGGAGAGACGGGGATGAACACCACCAGCGCCGCCACCTTCCGCAACATGGGTTGGGACGTTTCCGGCAACACCGCTTACGCCCATTTTGATGCCGCTGGCGTTGGCATCCAGATTGACGCGGGCGGCGAGGTTATGGCGCAGGTTCGCGGCGACGATGGGAAGTGGCGCTGGAACAACCTCGGCACACACGGCACTCCCGAAATGGCCGCTTGCGCCGCTTCCGATTGGTTCTACTCCCTCACGGGCTGGGAACTGCTCTCTTGGCGGGGAGCGTAAACAATGGCCGATGCCAACCTGGCACAGCTTTACAACCGCGCTTGCCACGGCGGCGGCGCGGAAGCCCGGATAGAAGCGAGACTTGCAATCCGGGCGTTGGCCGAAGACCGCGGCACAACGGAAGGCGAAATGCTCCGCTCGGCTGGCCTCGACCTGGCGGTGTATTTTGCAAGCCGTCCGATCACGTTCCGCTAACCCCCCCAAGCCCCGCTTCGGCGGGGTTTTTCGTGTCACCCCGCCTCCATCGCCGCCACGGCCTCGTGGGAGAGGGGGCGGTCCGCGCGGGCGGCTTGCATGAGAGCGTCAAGCGCTTGGTCAAACCGCTGCCACCTCAAGGCTTCTGTCTCCCAACTCATCGCCCTTCCATGCTTGGCCGCTGTCGCCGCCATACGGACCGGCCTCAAAGCCTCATCCAACCCCATCCCACCCTCCGTTCGTGTCATGCCGATGCCAACCCATACGCCAACGCCAACCGCTCCAGAGCGTTCAGCAACTCATCCCGCCCGGAGTGCCGTCGCCACTGCATGTGCGCGTCGTAGCTGGCCAGTGTCCCGCCCTCTATGACCACCCAATGCACCACCCCACCGGAGGCAGCCCGCCCCATGGCCTGCACCCCGCGCCGTAGCACCGCCGCAGCGGATAGCGCCCGCTCCTGGTGGAACATGACACCACCTCTCCCGCTGATCGGCACGTCTCGCCCCCACGGGAGCGGCCCCATGCCCTTTCCGGCTTGGACGTGCTCATACGCCTGCTGGTAGACCCGGGCCGCCATCAGCATCGCCCCGGTGCATTCCGCGATGGCCTCCAAGGGCGAAGCCCGCCTAGCCCGCTTGAATGCCCCAGCCGAGCCCTTGGCGATCTCCTCCACCACGATAGCCCGCGCGGGCAGGAACTCCCCGGTGCCCGGGTCCACGATTTCCGGGCCGAAATCCGATACCTGTTCGCTCATCAGAACCCCCGTTGCAGCCCGCGCGCGCGTCGTCTTTCCGGACACATTGCCACATTTTTGTGCAGCATGTGATGTGTGTTGTCTCTATGCGGCTTCTTGGTTCCTTCGGGCCTTGGCTCTCAGTTCGTATTTCTTGGAGTAGGCGGACTTCCGTTGGGTCCCGGCTTTGACGAGCCTGCGTTGCCGTTCGTAGTCCAGAATTCTCTTCAGGGCATTGGTCCGCAGTTTGTCGGGGCACAGGCCGGCAGCCACGCACCAATCCACGCGGGATTGATACCACCGCCCCACCTGGCTGGTCAGGAATGCCCACGCTTCGTCCACGTCGTAGACGCAGAGGCGGTCGCACGGGGTATCGAAGGCATCTTCCCACGCCTGCTTGATCACGGCTTCCGGGAGGCTGATCGCGTGGTATCCGATAGAACTCACGCCGCCATCCTCCACTCCGCCATGTTGGCTTCCCATTTGTCCCGTTCTTCGGGCGGGGCTCGCGTGACCAGTGGTTGAATGGGATACGGAACCCCGGCCAGAAGCGTCCCGGCGGTGATCGCACCCCATGTGATCGGATGGCCCGGGGGATAGGGCTCCCGCGTGGGCGTGGGGTGGATCTTGTTGGGCTTCCCCTGATAGGCCCGCACCGCGTTGATGGCTCGGGCGCGATTCGTCACGGAATCCCGGCTCAACCCGAGCGCGCGGGCGACATCGGCGTTGTTCTTCCCGTCCAGCAGCATGGACCTGATCGTATCGTCCTGCGCGGCCGTCCAATTCAGTTTGGCGCCCATTACCCCCTCCCCTTCTCGGCTTCGATTTGGGCCTGCATTTCCCTGGCTTTCTGGACCAGAGGGCTTTCAGCGCGGAGCCTGGCCAGATGTTCGGAATTCAGCGGCCGGGCGTTGATCCGCACTGGCGCCTTAGGGCTTGCCTCTGCCACCACGGCCCGGGCCGACGCTTCCTCGACCACGCCGCGCAGCTTGGAAGCCATCTCGTCCCGAACCCTCTGCGTCTCCCTCGGGGGTTCGGCAGCACCACCCCGGCGCGAGGCAATGGCCCGCAATGCCCGCCTCTCCCGGCGTTCCTCGGCCAGTTCCTCCAACAGCAGGGTGCGGACTTCCGCAGCGGCCGGGAACCATTGGAACTTCCGCACGGCGGCAAGGCTGGTGGCCTCACAGAACGCCCATCCGGGCACGTCCTGACAGGCCGCAAGGATAGCCCCTGCCCGTGTCTGGAAATCCCCCTCTGATGGGGCTTGCGCCACGGACCCGGCCAGTGGTGCCAGCCACCGCAGCACGTCCCCCAGTGTCGCCGGGGCGCTACGTGCCTCAATGGCCGACAGCCGCGCCGCGGCCTCGTCCTTCACGAACTGCGGGACTTCCTGCCCGGCAAACCGGAATGCCTCCCCGGTGGCCTCCATCCGGCGGTATTCGTCCATGGTCCGTTGGAGGGCCATGCCCGGGTCAGGCAGTGCCAGGGCTCGGCGTGGCGCGGCCACGATATCGTTCATCCCCAGAACCCGCCCATCCAGAGGACCCACACCCAAAGGCCGGACCAGAGAATTGCGATTGCGAAATCCTTGTCGTCCTTCGCAAGCATCATCACGGTATGCCCCGTCAACATGGCTACGCTCATCGCCAGCGCCGCCCACTGCGGCCATCCCCATGCACTCATCACGCCACCTTCGTGTATTTTTCGAGATACGCAGTTTTCGACGGGGCCTCGCTGAACAGAGGCCGCGTGGTATCCGGCGCTTCCCCGGCGCTTTCCCATCGTCCCTGATTGATCCAGGTCGCCGGCATCGGCACGAACTTCGGGTCACGCTGGAATGGGTAGAGGCGCAGCCGCGTCAGCAGTTCTGCCGGCGTGGATCGTTTCAGGGCCTTCGCATACGCCTTCCTGGCATCGCCCTTGGCGTCCTTCCGGGGATACTCCGACCACCACTCCGCAAAGCCGGGAGGGTCCACGTCCTCGCGCACGCGCTGTGAGCGAAGCGAACCTTCTTCCTGTATCTGTTCTTGTGATTGTGTGCGGCAAATCGTCGGCAAATCGTCGGCATTTGCTGCGGCATTTGCCGCTTGTTTGCCGACCCGTTTGCCGTTCGTTTGCTGCGCTCCAGCCGCCCCGGCTGCCGCTCGTTTGGCGGAAATCGCCGACGCCTTTTGCCGCTCGGAATCTATGCGCTTGTGGTGGAGTTGCCCATCGTCAGCCACGAAGAACGACCGCACGACGCCGGACATAGCGCGCCAGGCTTTCGGTTCCGTGCTGGCGATCCGGGCCAGCATGGCATCGTCATCCGGCAGCGGTCCTGTCCGCCAGTAGTGCATCATCAGAAGCAGATACGCGCCGTGCTCCGGCCCGGATAGGTGCCGCGTGTCCGCCAGGTAGTCCGCCACATAGAGCGGCATCCATGTGTCGGTTCGGCTCATCCCGCCGCCTCAACCCTGATGGCGAACTCAGTCCCAACGCCGTGCTGGCGTCCGTGGTTGGGCTTGTCGGGCTCCCAGACGAACCATGACCGGGTTTCCCCTTGGGGGCCTTCCCATTGGACGTGGATGGAATACGGGGCACGCCCGGTCACCCGGCCATGGGCGAACCACGACGGGGGTTCTCCGGGGCCATAGACGGTCACAGACGAAGGGGCATCGAAGCCCGGAGGAATGGGCTCGCTCATGCCGCCTTCCTTTCGATGTTCCGAACCCTTCTGGCCGCAATGGAGCGGTGCCAGAGGATGCTTGCGATCTGCATTGGCTCCGTGCCGATGTTCCACCATGCGCATTCGTCGCCCGCCCGGTGCAGGGCGTCGTGATGGCGCGGGCAGAGGGGAACAACCCACTGATCGCCCACTTTCAACCCACGCGCGCGGGGTTGGGCAAAAGTCAGATGGTGGGCTTGCGATACCGCCCCCCGGTCCATCCATTCCGGCCCCGGCAGGCGCCCGCCGGAACAGGCGATGCATGGAATCGTCGCCACCCACCGCAGATGCGCGGGGCAGCGGTGGCGTTCGGGCTTCTGGATCACCCCACAGCACCCATCTTGAACGGCTTGCGAGGGCACATCGGCGCCTCACAATCTTTGTTCGCGCCCGGCGGGCAGATGCAGCCGCGCGGTGGCGCGCTGACGGTAGCGGGGGAGATTGGGGGCGCCCCACTCCTCATCGGGCTTGCAACCGGCCTCGGATCACGTCCGCACATGCACGCGAAATAGGACTTCCCGCACCGTTGGCAGTCCAAATAAAACCAACTCATTTGACCACCTCATACCCATTGCGCTTGATGTATTCGGCGCGGGCGGCCTCGCCCATGAGCCCAGCCACCCAAGTCTTGCAGCCCGCACAGCGGACCACCCAAAGACCGAACTCCCGAGAGAGAACCACCCTCATTCCCCCCTACCCCTCTGCACCAGCCACCACCCGATAAGCGCCGCTTCCGCGCGGTCGCTATCCTTCTTCCGGGCGAAATACGCAGCTTGGAGCGGGAACAATTGAAGCGCCCTAAGGCGGGAGGCTTCCTTACGGTCCCGGTAGACCATAGTTGGGCCGAGTTTGATCCCTGCCGTCGCCCGCCATGCCCTACTTTCTACTGGCGTGTATGGGATGCCGAGGGCTTCCAGCACGCCAAGCACCCGGTCATGGGCGCCCACGAGATAGGCCGCTGTCACCGGGGTATCGGTCGGGCGCGGCCGGACGGCTTCCACCGCCGCATGCCCCACCTCCCAATCCCGCAGCAATTGCGCCAGAAGCGCCCCATTGATCCGATGGCGCTGCGTCTTGCCCACCCGAACCGAGGTCGTTGGCATGTCGGCGACGGCCATCAGGCGATCATCCGGGCCGAACAGGGACAAGGCACCCCCTACCCCTGCGTCCACACCACAGCGGTTCATGCCCGCCTCCGGCGCTTCACCCGGTTGGCTTCGAGCCTGTCCGCTTCCCGCTGGGCTTGGGCGGCTGCGGCATATGCTGCCTGCCGTTCTTCACTACCCAGTGGGTGCCGATCCCCCTCTTCGTAGAGGTAGCCTGCTAACTCGCGGGGCGGCGTATTGGGCATCACCATCGAAAGCGTCGTGAACAGGTCGCTCATGCTCGGTTGCTCTTCTGATAGGTGACAACTCGTTTCCAGCCGAGCGCGCGCAGGATGCTCGCCCCCGGATCGCGGCGGGCGTTCAGCACGTCAGAGACGTATTGCGGGCTGATCCCGTGGCGCTTGGCCCATGCCTGCTGGCCTCCGGCCGCCGCACATGCACTACGCAAATCGACGTAGAGTGCCGCGAGGCCCTTCACGCTGCCTCCGCGAACAGGTCCACCGACCCTCGTTCGGCGGCTTCGATCGCCCGCACCGCCTGGCGCCAATAGGACGGCTTCAATTCGCAGCCTATGAACTTTCGCATCTTCCGCATGGCCACCACGCCTTCGGAACCAATGCCCATGAAGGGGCTCAGAACCACGTCGCCGGGGTTGCTCCACATAACGATGGCTCGCTCGATCAGCGGGAGTTGCAGCGGGCACAGGTGGCGTTCGTCGTCAGCCTCGCGCGCCGCATCCAGGCTGATGGCGTCGCCAACCCACTTCGATGCCTCGGCCTTGTTGTTCAGCACCGCGGTCTGCGAAATGTCGAACCACACCGGGCTCGCCCACTTCTGCCAGAGATCAACAGGGAAGTCGGCCGGTTTATGCCCCACGGGCTCGGCGTTCTCGCCCGGTGCACGGAACAGCAGGAGGTAATCGGGGGTGCCCGGCCAACTGCATGTGCTGTCCTTCAAAATCTGCTTGTGCAGCAGGTGCAGCGCCTTCGTGCGGGTCATCTCCACCACGGGATCGCGCCAGATCGTTACCCGCCGCACGAAATGCCACCCGGCGGCCTCGTGCGCTGCCGTGATCTGGTCGGAGAACGGCTTGGTCCCGATGTATCCGTCCTTCCACTTGCGCGTGGGAAGGTCGGAACAGTGAACCGCCGTCAGCCGGCCCGGCTTCGTCACCCGCAGTTTCTCTCGGATGATGAATTCGTAGTGCTGGAAGAACTCGCAGTCAGTGGACGAGTTGCCCATGTCGTTCGCGCTCTCCGAATACACAAACAGATCGCCGAACGGCGGCGAATAGACGGAGAACCCGACGCTTGCGGCCGGCATCTGTGCCAGAACATCGCAGCTATCGCCGTTGATGGCGCTCCATCGCGCCCCCTCGGCAGAATTCAGGCAGCGCACATCCATGCTGGAAGCCTCGCGATATGGGTTGGGGAATAGGGGACCTTCGCCTGCACCGAGACGGCGCGAGCGCGACGCATGGCGGATGCCATCGCCTTCTTCATCTCTGCGTGGCCATCCGCTTTCCGGTCGATAGCGCGGCCGATCTGGTCTTCGCCCTCGGCAACGATCAGATGAACATCCACCGGTCGGGTCTGGCCAAATCGCCAGCATCGGCGCACGGCTTGATACCAAGCCTCATAGGAGAACGACCGGCCCACGAAGGCCATGCGGGCGGCGTGTTGCCAGTTGAGGCCGCGGCCGGCGATGCTTGGCTTGGTGATGATGTATCGACGCTGGCCGGCGCCGAACGCCTCTAGGGCCGCTTCCTTGGCTTCTGGAGACATGCTGCCGCGCACGTCAACGCTGCCAGTGATGGCGGCTTTCAGCGCATCGGCCTCGGCGTCGTTGTCGCACCAGACAACCCACGGCTCGCCAGGCTCCGCGTCGATCAGCGCAGCGACGGCATCGGCCCGCGCCACGGCGGTTTCCCGCTTGATGGCGTGCATCGTGGTCGCCGACGCATCCGCTGCGAACAGCATACCGGCCGGTGCGCGCGTGTCGCCTGCGGCCTTGTGACGGTGCAGATTGAGCGTAGGCAGCACGAACCGACTGGCGTCGTATCCCAGGTCTGCCGGAGTTTCCGCGCATCGCGCCCAGCTCGCTACCCAATCCCAAAAAGGTTCGACGGCATGCCCTTTCAGGCGCCAATGCTGAGAAGCCGTAGCTGTGTCGTTGATGAACCACCGCGACATCATCTCCGCGGACTTCATCACCCCGAGGAACTCGGCGTGCGTGCCCAGTTCCATATGGTCGTTCGGGGCCGGGGTCGCGGTGCAGCACAGCTTGAACCGATGGCCGGCAAACGCCGCGATTAGCGCACGGGTCGTGGCACCGGTCAGGTCTTTCAGAATGCTGCTTTCGTCCAACGCTATCGCGCCGAACGCATCCGGGTTGATCTTGTCCAGACGGTCATAATTGCAGATGTTGATGCCAGGCCCGACGCCATCCGCATCGCGGATCACCCGAGCCTCATACCCGAACCGCTTCGCCTCGGCCTCAAACTGGCGAGCCACTGCCAGAGGCGTGAGGATCAGCGCCGGCTTCCCTGCTACATCCGCAGCCTGGCGGCACCATTCCAGAGCAACCGCCGATTTGCCGAGCCCGGTATCGAGGAACATCGCAGCCCGGCCTTGGCGCAGCCCGAACGCCACGCAATCCCGCTGGTAGTCGAACAGGTGCGAAGGCATCTCTCCTGGCTCAATCCCAACCGCTTGCGGCTTGGGCGCTTTCCCGGCGAGGAACGCGGCGTATTTGGGGGACAGGTCACTCATCCCCGTCCTCCCCCGCCCCGAACGCGCCTGCCACGAACAGGGCAAGCCCACCACCCACCCCGGCATCTATGCCGGCGATGTTCATGCGAACCTCGTGTTGTCGAATACCGGCTGGTCCACCGATGCAAGGAAGCGTTCGCGCCATTCGGGCGCGCCTCGGTTCCACACCCGCATGATGGCGCTCATCCAAACTTCCTCCGTTTCAAGGTCGTTCAGCGGAGCCGGCGCGGGCTTCACCCGTGGCGCGGGCTCATAAGATCGGATGGCCTCGGCCTGTCGTTCCGGGGGTTGCTTCGCGGCGTTGAGCAGGGCGGTGCGGTTGTCTGAAAGCCCGGCATCGCGGGCAGCCTGCTTGGCCTCTGGGGCAAGAGAAGCAACCTTCGCGGCGCGGCGGGCATCATCTCGATCAATGCCAAGTTCACGCGCCGCCTTGCGAATTCCTGCTTCCGGGCGGCCACCCTGGGGTTTTGGCGCAACCTGCGTCGAAACCCTCTCCGCCAGCCCGATCCACTCTGCTACGTGCTCATCGCGCTCAAGGGCCGACAGGTCCGCCCGATGTAGGTTCTCCGCAATCTCCCACATCCGGGCTTCATCTTCGGTGCCATCGGTATAGATGGCCGGGATAGTCTCCCAGCCAAGGGACCGCGCAGCCTCCAAACGATGCAACCCCGCGACAAGCAATATTTCGTCGTTCGTGGTGTCGTATCGAAGGGTAATCGGCATGTGGAGGCCGAGCGCGCTGATACTCTCCGCGAGCCTCACAACCGCGCCACGGTCGAGCGAACGAGCGCGCCGCTCGGGGACGGTGATATCGGAAAGAGCAACGCGCCCGGCGTCCATCATTCGGCCTCCGGGAGCGTGGAGTAGTGCGGCCAAGCAAACGTGCCCGCCCGCTTCCGGCCCGAAATCCACGCATTCCACGCCTGCACGAACGCCGCCGCACGCTTGATCGTCACAGACTGACTGTTGCGCCTGGCCAATTCGCCATGCATCAGCCATTCACGAAGTTGCAGGCGCGGGCCGGTCAGATTGTTGCCCGTGTGCAGCCCGTCGCAGAATTCCCCAAGGCGGGCTGCCCGGGGAGACGATGTTTCAATGTGCCAATACGCCAGCGCCGCCGCTGTCGGGTTGCACACCTTCGCCATGGTCTGCCCGAAACTGCACGCAACACGCGCGGGCGCTTCATCCAAGCCCGCCGCCAGAGCGGCCACGTCCTGACTGTTGATCGTCATGCGCGCCGTGGAACTCGATAACCGCATGCCGAGCATCGCCGCAGCAAGTGCAGCCAGAACCGCCGAATTCGCGAACCCGTCTAGCGCAAGGATTTGGCTGGCGGTCCGCTTCCGCCCGCCGTCCACCACCCGAAATTCATCGCGGTCGCAGCCAAACCACAGCGTCATTTCCACAGGAACGCCGCTGCTCTCCACCCCCATGAGGCGGTGCTGCCCGTTGATGAGCACCCCATCGGAGGCGATGCAGATACCGTCTGCCGTGAGCCGCCACATCCCAGACTTCATCAGATGGGCGTATTCGCCAACAGCCGACCGCACTACCGGGCGGTTGTGAGTGTTGCGTTTCAGCAACTCAGCAGCCACCGCAGGAGTCACCCTGACAATCTCGCAGAACCGCTCCCGCTGCCCGCGCACAACGCGGCTGGCCAGCCACCTATGTGGGGTTTGCGTGGGGCGCTGCGGCTTCCAGTTGATTGCTGCCGGCGCACCATTGGTGCTATTCAGAACATCAGTCTTCACGCTGTCTCTCCTGAGAAGCCCCGCCCTTGCCCGGCGGGGTTTTTCGTTTCCGCCACCATGGCGGGACGAATTCGGTTGCGGCGCTGTCGAGCGCGGCGGTTGGCTTCAAGCCTGTCCGCTTCCTGCTGTGCCTTGGCCGCTTCCAGATAGGCGGCCCTACGTTCGGCACTGCCGGCGGGGTGGCGATCACCCTCCGCGTAGAGATGCCGGGCGACCTCGGATGGCGAGATGGTCCGGTCCAGAAAGGGCAACCCCAGAAGATCAGCCATCGCGAAACACCCCTTTCGCAACTTTGCGAAAAGCCGGCTGCCGCGCGTATCCCATGCCGTTGGCGATGCTCTCGGGCATCCCTCGCTGTCCACTCAGCACCATCGAAACAACCGATGGGGTAACGAACATCCGGCGTCCGACCTCGCTCTGCCCGTGCTTCCGGCACAGATCGCGGAACTCGCCCAACAGGTCGGACTCTGTGCAGAGGTCACTCATCGCC